ACACCCATACCTCGCGCAGTTGGCCGGAACGATGCAGACGTCCGACGGTTTGCTCGTACAGCTCGAGGCTCCACGGTAGCGAGATAAAAACCAGATGGTGTCCTCCGTGTTGCAGGTTGAGCCCGTGACCCGCGCTTTTCGGGTGGATCGCCATAAGCTCGACCAGCCCATTATTCCAATCTTCCACCGCATTAGGCGCGTCCAACGTCTTAACGTGCGGATAGCGCCTCTTGATCTCTGCAAGCTCCTCCTCAAACTGATAGACCAAGATCGTATTGGCATGTTGGTTCTCCTCGAGAAGTTCTTGCAGCAAATCGAATTTGTGACTGCTAAACCAAACCGCCTTCTTGGTGACGGTGAACTTGCCTGGCATCGCCGCAGCGAGTTTGGTCGTATCGTAAACAAAACCAGACGCCATCTGCTGCAACTTGCCGGTCACCACGGCAGCGTTAGCGGCTACCGCCTGCGCGTCGGGGAAGTCGACCACGAAGTCGCGCTTCATCGTCTCGTAGGGCTGGCGATCGTCGATCGGGCAGCGCATCTCGACGACGTGACACGGCGGCAGTTTGTCCTTGTAGTCGCCAGGCTCGAGCAGATACGTCGCAGGCTTAATGCGCCGCATGACCAACTCCAGCGCGCCCCTGCGTGGCGACCAGTCACCGAAATCGCGATTGGTGCAAACGAAGTACTGTTGCAAGAACGCGCCCTTCGCGCGGCCTAACAACTTCTCGTCGACGATCTTGCACTGACCGAAGACGTCCTCGAGGCCGTTGCTGGTAAACGACCCGGTCAAGCCCCAGCGCACTGGGAATTGATCGATGATTCGCTGCAATGCCTTAAAGCGCTTGCCTGATGGGTTCTTGAGCTTGGTCAGCTCATCAAACACAATCGCATCGAAGCTCGACAAGTTCTGCCCGATCAACCACTGGATGTTGTCGTAATTAATCACGACGACGTTATAGCTGGTGTCCTCGAGAACCTCTTGCCGCTGCTTAGACGTGCCGACCGCAACGCCGACATTTAAGTAGAGCGACCACTTCGGACCCTCCACCGGCCAGACGCTGGTGCAGACGCGCTTGGGCGCTAAAACAAGAAAACGCTGCGCTACCCCGTCGACGATGAAGTCTTCCATCGCGGTCAACGTGATCGCGGTCTTGCCGGCGCCAACAGGCGCCAACACCAACGCGCGATCGTGTTCGTAGAGGAAATCGCGCGCGTCTTCTTGATAGGGTCTAAGCTGCATTTTTCTCCTTCAGCTTGGCTTCGATGGCGCGAACAGTTTCAGACCATCCCGGCGGCAGCCTGACTGCACCGGGCAACAGCGACATAATCTCCTCATCCGTCAGCCCCTGCCATTTGCGCTGTGGAGGGGCGTTGACGGTCAAGATGCCATCCTGCTTTGCTCCGCACTTTGTGCATTCGATTTCCATCAGGTACTTGTCTGCCACCGGCTCCGGTTCAGGCTGCGCGAGTCGGGCGCGGAGAAATTCGACTGCATTCTGCCAATCCTCTACTATCTTTGCGCTGAACGTCGGCGGTGTAGCGCATTGCAACGCATCCAGCACCTGCTGCGCTTCCTCGTTGGCTAATGTGATCATGGCAACAGCTCCTTGATTCGTCTGATCGACCAACCTGTCGCGTCGTGGATGGTTAAGATCACTTGGGCGCCGATCGGCAATACCCCGCTGCGGTACCGGCTAAGATTGGACGGCGGTATCTGTAACATTCTCGATAACGCGGCGTCATTTTTCAATTTGTAAACTTCGATCAACCTATCAAAGAGCGGATGCGGTATTCGTGCGTCCATTCGTCAATCTCCTTTTTATTAGTTAGCAACGCATAGCGCTGTTGCAGCCTTACTACTTCATCACGAAAGATCGCCTGCAATGGCGCCAGACGACCACCTTTCGGTCTTTTCAATTCGATAAACCATGTCTCGCCGTTCGGCAGGCACACGATTCGATCGGCGACCCCACGCTGATTGGGCGACTTGAACTTCCAAGCGCGGCCGCCCAAGGTTTCTACTGACCAAATCAAATAGTTTTCAATTTCAGATTCGCGCATGACCGAAAATATAAAGGCTAAAAAAGTATTTGACAAGGATTTTTTTGTGCGGCATAGTCGAGGCTCAAACAGTAAACGGGGGTACAGTGAATCATTCCAACATCGTCGGCGGCAGCACCGCCAAACGCGTCATCAACTGCCCAGCGTCGGTGAAGCTGGTGCAACAGATGCCACCGCGCCCATCAAGCGAACACGCTGACCGTGGTACGCTCCTTCACAACGTGATCGCTGAATTACTGGAGTTCGACAAGACGCCCGCGCAGTGCCTGGGCGCGCAGTATAACGACCAAGTGCTGACGCAGGAGTTGATCGATGAGAAAATTATTCCCGCTCTCGCGGCCCTCGATGTCATTGATCCGGACAAACGAATGGAATACATGGTGGAAACGCGTGTGGCCTTCGGTGACTTTCTTCCTGGCGTATTTGGTAGTACTGATTTACTTGGGCGTCAGGACACACGCGCCATCGTTCTTGATTGGAAATTTGGCGATGGTGTACTTGTGGATGCTGTGGAAAACGATCAACTCATGTTTTACGCAGCCGCCGCCATGCGAACCGAATCAGCGAAGTGGGTTTTCGAGGGCGCGGATGAGATTGAACTCATCATCGTGCAGCCGCCAGAAATCCGGCGCTGGACTACTACTAAGGCACGGATTCTTTCTTTTGAACAAGACCTCGCGAAAGCAGTAAAGCGCGCGCAGCAAGACGACGCGCCGATCAAGACGGGCGACCACTGCCGCTGGTGTGCAGCAAAACCGATCTGCCCGCAAATGAATGGCGCAGTCGACCGCGCAGTGCATCAGCAGATTGTGAACCTCGATAAAGAGCAACTCGGCGCGTATCTCGAGAAGGCCGACGTACTCGAGGATTGGATTAAAGACCTGCGGGCGCTCGCGTTTCAGGTGCTAGAATCAGGCGGTCAAGTGCCAGGCTACAAACTGGTGGCCAAGCGTGGCACGCGGCAGTGGACATCAGAAGGCGCTGTTGAAGCGTGGGCTGATCACAATCAAATTACCGACGCGTATGAGACGAAATTAAAGTCGCCTGCGCAGATGGAAAAAGTGCTGAAGAAGCACGGCAAAGAATTACCTAGCGATCTCGTTATGACGGTATCGTCGGGTAGTACGTTGGCACCGGAGTCTGATCCGAGGCCGGCGGTGTTACAAATCGGGAAGCAGTTGACTGCGGCCCTTTCTAAACTCCAATAAAGGAAACTATCATGGCTTTTGAATTAGCAAACCTCCCTCCTGTTTCTTCCCTGTCAGTCGCTCTGCGCCAGCTTGATAAAGATGTCGGCCCTGCCGGCAGCGTTATCTTGAAGATGGACAAGCGCGGTGACTGGGTCTTCGGCGCAGACCAAACTGAAGTGGATGACGGCACTCTGTGGGCAGTCAACCCTTTTTCGTTCGTGCATGGTTTTATCGCATGGGGCGACGGTGAAGTGTTGGGCGAGAAGATGGTATCGGTGTCGCAGCCGTTGCCAGAGATGGAGCCCGCACCCGCAGGCGCCAAGCGTGGGTGGGAGACGCAGGTTGGTATGTCGTTGAAGTGCATCAGCGGACCCGATAACGGTCTTGAGGTGCGCTACAACGTCACGTCAGTCGGCGGCAAGCGTGCCGTGCAGGGCCTGGCCGTTGCGATCGCGCAGCAAGTTGAAAGCGATCAAACAAAGCCAGTACCGGTCGTCACATTGAAGCGTGACCACTACACGCACAAGAGCTACGGCAAAATTTATACGCCGGTGTTCGAAGTGCAGGAGTGGATGAGCATGGACGGTGGCAAGGCAGAGGAACCTGCCGAGGAAGCCGCACCAGCACGTCGTCGTCGCGGTTAAGTTTTACGGGGGAAAGCGGATACTGAAGAGCGCCAGATCGCACCACTGGCACAGAGAAAGCTTCAGGCGCAGCGAGTACCCCACCTTTCAACTACAGGAGAATAAAAATGAAATACCTTTTCGCACTTTGGTTAGCCGTCACCGCACCGCTGGTTTACGCAACCTGCACAACGAATAGCTACTGCGGCCCGAATGGTTGTGTGTACTGCACAACCTGCTGCTATGGGACTAACTGCCATACCAATTGCTACTGAGATGCGCACTCTGTGGGTTGATTTTGAGACGCGCAGCCGCTGCGACCTAACTAGCAAGGGAGTCTATAACTATGCACAAGACGCCAGCACCGATGTACTTTGTATGTCCTACGCGTTTGATGACGATCCCGTTGTTACGTGGCGGCCCTCTGATCCATTTCCGAAATCCGTGCGCAATCACACCGGGCAAATCAGAGCGCATAACGCTGCCTTCGAGCGGCTCATATTCTGGTATGTCCTACAATGTAACTTTCAACTCGAGCAGTTCTACTGCACCGCTGCTCAAGCGCGTGCTAACTGCCTACCGGGCAGCCTTGAAGATGTCGGACGCGCCATCAGCAGCAACATGCGGAAAGATCATCGAGGTTCCCAACTCATTAGAGCCCTATCTATACCTCGGGCCGATGGTACTTTCAATGATTCGCCCGAACTAATCGCCGAGATGATCGCGTACTGCGAACAGGACGTTCGCGCTATGCGTGAGATCAGCAAGGCGATGCGCCAGCTCACCGACGAAGAGCTGACCGACTACCACATCAACGAGCGCATTAACGACCGTGGCGTGCTGCTTGATCTACCGCTTGCCCAAGCCGCGATCAAGTACGCGTCGGTCGAGCTGGAAGAGATCGAGAGCTTGGTGCAAGACATCACCAAGGGTGAGATCAACTCGGTGCGTAGCCCGCGCATGAAAGCTTGGGTGATGGAGCGCGTCGGTCCGCAGGCGCTGAAGATGATGGAGGTCTACAAGGACGGCGAAAAGAAGTACAGTATCGATAAGTCGGTACGTGCCAACCTGCTTAAATACGTAAAGGACAATCCAGATGACACCAAAGAGATTCCGGCCTATGTTGCGGACGTCATTCAATGCGCGGACGATCTCTGGGCGTCGTCGGTTGCGAAGTTCAGCCGCCTTGGCGAGCTGGCTGACGAAGACGATCACCGAGTACGAGGTGCATTTGTCTTTGCCGGAGGATCAGCTACTGGACGCGCGTCGAGCTATGGCGCCCAGGTTCACAACTTCACCCGAAAGTGCGCTGCAGAGCCAGATGACGTTAGGCAGGCTATGGTCCGTGGCCACAGCGTCGTACCAAGATTTGGAAAACGCGTTACAGATGTTCTCAAGGGAATGCTCCGGCCCGCATTAATCCCGGCACCCGGTAAACAGTTTATTGTCGCCGACTGGTCGGCGGTCGAGGCCCGTGTCACCGCGTGGGCATCCGCCGACCCGCAGGCCGAGGACGTGCTGCAAGTCTTCCGCGAGGGCCGCGACATTTACAAGCGCGAGGCCGCCGGCATCTATCGCGTGCCGGAAGATACGGTCGACTCGGACCAGCGCCAGATCGGCAAGGTCGCCGTTCTATCGCTCGGCTTTGCCGGGTCGATCGGCGCGTTTGCTGCGATGGGCCGCGTCTATGGCGTCTTCGTGGCAGAGTCGGACGCGCGCCGGATTGTAGACGCGTGGCGCCGCTCTAACGCTTGGGCGGTGCGCTACTGGGCCAAACTCGAGGACGCCTACACGCGGGCGCTACGCAACCCAAGGCGCGAGTTCTCCGCCGGTCGGGTCACGTACCTATACGACGGTCAGCATCTTTGGTACGCGCTGCCCTCGGGTCGGATTCTCTGTTACCCATTTGCTAAGTTCGAGGGTGACGAGATCACCTACATCAAGGCCGCATGGAAACCGGCGGTCGACGCCAAAGAATGGCCCAGAGCGCGCTTGTGGAAGGGGTTAGCCTGTGAGAACATTACTCAGGCAATCGCGCATGACTTGCTACGGCATTCTTTACGCCAGCTTCCCGACGTTGTGCTGCATGTCCACGATGAAATTGTCCAAGAATCAGCCAACCCCGAGCAAGATGCCGAACTACTGCGCCGCGTGATGTGTACGCCGCCTAACTGGGCGGCAGGGCTACCGCTAAACGCGGAAGTGGACGTGATGAATCGATATGGAAAAGGTTAATAAAAAAGCCGCCTGGCAGGGCGGCTTTAACTACTACGGGAGAAGCACTTGGAGTTCTTAGAGTATCTCACAAAACTTGCGCCGGAAGGCGAGACCTTATTAATCGTTCGGCAAAAACCGAAACTCAAAGACGGCAAGATCGAACTGCACGCCGACGGGGCCGTTAAGGCCGTCTGGCCTGCGTTCTACCCTGATCATAAGCGCCGCGAGGGTGAGTCGTGGTACGGCAACACGGCGTCGTTTATTGTCGATCGCTTCACCGACGGCAAACCCAGCGCGAGCGCTGCGAACTGCGAGTACGTCCTGGTGATGGTGTTAGACGACGTGGGCGACCCGGTCAAGGCGCCCAATACGCCGCCGCTGCCGCCGACATGGATCATCGAGACGTCCGCCGGATCGTTCCAATGGGGCTACGCGTTCTCAGAACAGCCCACGAAGGCCGATTACGCAGGCGCGATCAAGGCGATCATCAAGGCCGGCTACAGCGACCCAGGCGCCGGTAACCCGGTGCGCAATTTCCGCCTGCCAGGTTCGATTAACCTGAAACCCGGCCGCGACAACTTCGCTGCGAAGCTTATCGAGTTTCATCCGGAGCGCGAGTACACGTTAGACGAAATCTGCACGACGCTAAACGTCACGCCGGCGCCGGTCGAGTCGCTGGGCGTCAACCCGATCAAACTGGCCGACGACGGTGGCGACGACGTCTTCGCGTGGCTGGGTGAGCATGGTCTGGTGTTATCTAAACCCAACGGCGAGGGCTGGGCTGGCGTCGTTTGCCCGAACAATGGTCAGCATACCGACGGCAACCCGGAAGGCCGCTATAACCCGTCCTCGAGGGCGTACTGCTGCCTGCACTCGCACTGCATCGATCTGACATCTACCGACTTCCTGGCGTGGGTCGCAGCTAACGGCGGACCGAAACGCGAGCCCGGCTTGCGCGGTGAACTGATCGTCGACACAATGAACACGGCGCTGGCCATGCTTACGCCGACCGAGGATTTCCCGGATGTTGCGTCCGACGTGGTGGAAGAGGTCGACCGGCGCCAGGCTGCGCGGGCCGAGCGGGCTGCGTGGTATGAGCGCTACGCCTACATTGTCGAGGATGAAGCGTACTTCGACCTAGTCGACCGGCGCGAGATCACGCGCAGCGCGTTCAATGCGCTGTACCGGCATATCGGTTGTTACTCGATTCATAACGGCCGCAAGATTGAATCGTCCGTCTGTTTCGATGAGAACCGAGACGCGAAAGGCGCGCCGGTGTTTACCGGCATCACCTACGCGGCCGGCGACGGCGTGGTGGTGAACCGCGACGGCCTGCAATACGGCAACCGCTGGCGCGACGCGCGACCGGTACCGGTACCCGGCGATGCTGGGCCGTGGCTTGAGCATGTCGAGCGCATGGTGCCGATCGCGGAAGAGCGCGAGCATCTGCTAAACGTCCTGGCCTACAAAATTCAAAACCCAAGCGTCAAGATCAATCACGCCGTCTTAATCGGCGGCCTGCCGGGCAGCGGCAAGGACACAATGATGGCGCCGTTCTTCTGGGCGATCGGTGGCGAATCTAAACAGAATTGCAGCCTGGTGCGCAATGAGGAACTCACGTCCCAATGGGGTTACGCGCTCGAGTGCGAAGTAATGGAAATTGCCGAGCTGCGCCAGAGCGAGGCCCGCGACCGGCGCGCGCTCGAGAATAGCCTTAAACCGATCATCGCAGCGCCGCCGGAGTTCTTGCAGATCAACCGCAAGGGCCTGCACCCCTACATGGCGCCGAACCGCGTCCTGGTGGTCGCGTTCTCAAACGAACGGGCAGCGATCAGTATTCCCACGAACGACCGGCGATGGTTTTGCCTATGGTCCGACGCCGGCCGGCTACCGGAAACCGACGCGCAGCGCTTGTGGACTTGGTACAAACTGAAAGGCGGCTTTGCGGCCGTCGCCGCGTATTTGCACGGCCGCGACGTTTCAACCTTCAACCCAGGCGCAGCGCCGCCGATGACCGAAGCGAAGGCGATCATGATCGACCACGGCCGTAGCACGGCCGAGGCGTATTTGATCGAATTGATCACGAATCGAACCGGCGAATTCGCGGCCGGCGTCGTCGCGTCCCCGTTCTTTTCGCTTTGCGACCGGCTACTAGGCAACGCGCCGCCAGGAGTCAAAATCCCGCCTGTGGCGCTTTTGCACGCGTTGAATGAATCGGGGTGGCTTGATATGGGCCGCGTTAGCACGCGCGAGCATCAAACCAAAAAGCAACTATTCTGCGCGCCAGATATGATCGACCGACCAAAGGCCGAGCTGCGCCGCTTGGTCGAACAAACGCCGGCGCCGGCCGCCGTGCGTTTAGTCAAATAAAAAACCCAGCGCTAGGGGTTAGCCTTGGCGCTGGGTGAAAGTGGCGCGTCAAGCGCGCCGCCGGCGGGAGCGAGCCGGCGCTAGAATCGTCTCATAAGAATGAGAATCGCAGCGAAAATTTTAATCAAAACCATGCGGGCCCTCGCTTTCCTGATCGAGCGCTTCGGCCGCTTCGCGCTCGAGTCGCTTGATCACGCGCGAATCGAGAATGTCTGCAATGTCGCACGGCGAACCTACCGGCCGCGCATGTATTAGCCAAGCGGTCGCCGGTAGACCGACCGACCGATCGGCCGGTTCGAAGTCATACCAGCATGTCAAATTAATATCGGCAATTGATTGTTCGACGCGCTCGAGATAGCGCGCATAGGGCCGCCGAGCGCCGGCGACGGCGGCCGCGTCGTTTCTCGCTTCATTCATCGGTAAATACCTCGCATAGTGGGATTGTCGAGTCGTACTGCGCGGCCGTTTCGGCGCTGGCGCCGTGATAGTCGACGCGCGCTAGGTTGTTTAGATTGTCGAACCGCTTGATATATTCGGCCGTCGATACGTCCGGCGACCACGTCGGAAATTGGCGGACAATTTTCGGTTTCTTTTGCTTGTACGGTTTGCGCGCAAGCTTGGCCAATTCGATCAGGTCGCGGTCGAATTTCACTTTGTAGGTTGTTCCGTCGATAACTATAGTTTGCATAGTGTTAACTCCATTAGGTTAGATTGTGCAGCAACCGCAGCATGGCGCATCGATACAGCGGCCGCGCGCGTTGCGGTAGTAATCACGCGGCCCGTTTTCACCTGTTAGCGTCACGGTATCGATTTTGGTCGCACGGCGCTGTAATAGGACCGTGCGACCGCGTTTCCACTGAATGACGTCACCTGGCAATATGCGCGCGCCAGTGACCGCGCAAAAACCGTCATATTTCGCTGTAATGGTTTTCATATTAGGCCGCCTTTTTCATGAAAAAGATTTTTTCCGCCTTTTTGGCGCCGGTCCCGTGGGCCAAGAATCCGACGATCGTCGGCCGATCGGCCCGCGCGCATAATTGACAATCGGCGCAGGAAACGTCGTCGCGCAGCTGCGCGGGACAAGTGACGACCAGGCGACCGGCCGGCGTGCGGTTTTTAGCGCCAGCGTCAATCGGTAGGATTGTGACGACCGGACCGGCGCCGGTATCAGCGAGCGCGTCGGCGTGTGCTAAATCATTGGCCGACAAATTGATCGTAAAGCCGGCCGCGTTGGCCGCCTTAATTTGCGCCAGGTTGTCGACTGTTGCCGGCTTGTGAGTGTAAGTAAAGCCACGGCGGCCCGCGTTGGCCGCCACTAGCATATCGAGCGCGGCCGGATTAATCGAATTATCAAGACCTGGTAGGTCGCCGGCTTGATTGTGGCGCCACAATTGGCCGGCCGGTAATTGTGCGATCGCGTCGCAGAATTCGGTCCATTGCATGCCGCGGTCGCCGGCCGTGACCGCGCGCCAATGCAACGCAAGCGGGCCGCCGTCGGCGTAACATCCGCCGCTTTTGAGCGGGCACGCGCTCGGGCACGATAGGGCCGACGTGGTACTGACAGGTATCGGACCGGTTTTCGCGTTGGCCGATTTTAGAGTTAAGTGTACGGTTTTCATCACGCGGCCCTCATCGCTGAAAGGTTGGCCGCGATTGCTGGCGTGTAGCAAAGATATTCGCGGACCTTGGACCGGCGCTCTCGTGCGACGCGGTCGCGCAGTTTCGGATCGGTGCCAAAGCGCGCGCGGTAAGCGATCATAAAGCGGGCCGCGTCGCAGTCTTCCTCGAGATAAGCAAACCCGTCGCGGTAATAGGAATAAGCGGAAATATTGTCGGCGATATTCAATTCAAGTAATAACGCGACAGGTACTTTGATCCAGCCATGGCCAGGATCCTGAATATAGTCAAAAGTTTTCATTTTTATTTGCTCCCAGGTAAGTTAAAACGACAGCAGGAAATAGAAAAAGGCCCACATGATCAGCGCGCCGAGCGCGCCGCCGATCATTTCGAGAATTGTTGGCTTATCGTTCATTTGCGCGGTCCTTAGTTAATTAGTTTTAATTTGCTGATACCGCCGCGAATACCGATTAACATTTGAACTGTCACGTTTTTTTCAAACCATTTAGTTGAATTTAAGTTACTTGCAAAAATAAAAACTTTATCACCAATTTCTTGAAAATTGAATTCGAGTTCGCCGTCAATGCGGTGGCCAAGTTTCCATTCAACCCAATTTTTTGTTGCTACTGTTTCGATTACTTTTGTTTGCTTGGTATTCATTGTTTTCGCTCCAGGTAAGGCCCGCTTACGCGGGCCGTTTAGTTTAGATAGTCAGCGCCGTGTCGCCGTTCATCGTCAAATAAACTTCGCCGGTAATCTGGCGAATTTCGCCGTTTTCGAGAATCGATAGCGTCACGGTTTCGCCTTCATACATTGGCGAAATTGACGCGACACAATCAGCGATCGCATAATCAAGACCTTCGCCTTCGCCGTAACCTATTTCGCTTCCCAGGTAAATTGCGGTAACTTGTTTGATATTCATTTTATAACCCTCGTTAATTAAAATGTAAGTGTCGTTTTTTTTGTGCTGCTGAAATGCATTATAGCCACAAAAATGTAAATGTAAAGGATTATTTTACATTGTTGACTAAATTAGTCAGGATTGCAATTGATTGTCTTGCGATGAGGGCAATGAGGGCAATGATGAGGGCAATGGTTTTGAGACAAATTGCCCTCATCAAATGCCGCGCCAGCTCTACGTTTTCGTGCGATGAGGGCAATGAGGGCAATCAATTTTCAACTTTGTGGAAAATCTATAAAATATTGTTGTTGGACCGCGTAAAAGAATCTTTTCGTCGCGCGCCAGCGATTGAAAAACGATTGCCCTCATTGCCCTCATTGCCCTCATACTAAATTTATAACATGCCAAAAAGACCAATAGAAAACCCGAAAATGTTTCAGCGAAAGTTAACAGAGAAACAATTAGCGGTTTTGTTGGCGGCCGGCGCTGGCAATACCACAGAAGGCCTGGAAGTGTTAGTAGAATGTTATCAGCGCCTATACAATGCCGGCATCAAAAATGATGCTCAATTAGAAACATTCATCAATCGTATAAATAAATCGTGAGATATAGGTTTGATGAATGACGGCGACAGGTACCGGCAAAATGGCCCCGCACGCTTTCATCTATCACTAAAAGCTATTAATCCTGGCCAGGTAATAGCCTGCCCCTATGCCTGATAGCTTGCGCCAATCGGCCGCGCATCATCGCCACATAAGCAGCATTATGTAAAACGTGCGCGGCCCATCATCAATAGCCGACCGCTATCGGCCGACAGTCTGGCGCCGCGCAGTATTTCTGCGGTATTCCACATAAGTAAGCGCTCACTAACTTGGCCGACACTAGGTGGCCGTTAACTTTTAGTGATAGTAAGTACTCACTAACTTGATAGGGGGGGGAGGGGGTCCACTGCCTTATTAGATTCGCGGGTACCTCCAACCCACAAAAAAAAGCAAAATGGCAAACGCACCACACCGCAACACTTGGCGGTAAAATCCGAATCAGCTTTCCAACTGGAGAAAAAGCGATGGCGACGGAATACAAAGCACCGCGCAAGCTGCCGATGACTGAGAGTCAGAAGATCAAGGAGCTGCGCCGGATGATGATCGAGGGGCGCGGCAAGGCGGTTGTCCAGAAGATCATCGACATTGCACTGGAAGATGGCCACCCAGGCCAGATGGCGGCGTTGAAGATGTGCGTCGACCGCACCTTGCCGGTCAGTATGTTTGAGAAGAGCAACGGCCAGCGCAGCGCAGTCACGATCAATATCACAGGGCTGGACGGCACGCCGCTCCAGATCGGCGCACCCAGCGCCACCGAGCCGCTGACGCTGGAGATGGACACGCTCCAGCCCCAAGGAGACATCAATGGATAGTTATCTGGACAGTTTGGGGTTGACGCCCGCCGAGCTGAATAAGGTCATGTACCACCGCGCGAACATGGCCAACCCTGGCCGCGACGCCGAGGGCAACCCGATCACCATTTACGCCACCGGCATTGAAATTCCGTCGGGAAAGTACAAGGGGCAGTTCGTGTCGGTGCCGGGGTACGTCGGCGGGCGCGTCATTGAAGACGAGGGCGAGCTGTGGAAAACTTGGAAGAAAGACATCAACGCGGGTAAGTGGCCGATTTACCCGACCAGCGACGCGCTAAACGCGCGGGATAGCTGGCTGCACCAAGTCATGGACCGTGACATGCAGATGCTGCGCGCACAACAGGCGCCGGCAGCGCCGCTGGCGCCCGCGTTCATGTACAAAGACCCGTTCGGAGCGCCTGACTAATGGCTGACCTTAACTTTCAACTCTTGCCGTGGCAGCAGACGGTCTTCTCCGACCCGACGCGGTTTAAAGTGGTGGCCGCTGGGCGCCGATGCGGCAAATCCAGACTGGCGGCGACTACCTTGCTGATTGAGGGGCTGCGCTGCCCGCCGGGATCGGCCGTGCTGTACGTGGCGCCCACCAACGGGCAGGCGCGGCAGATTATCTGGAACGTGTTGCTGGACCTGGGGCGGGACGTGATTGCCGGCAGTCATATAAACAATCAAGATATCACTTTGATCAATGGCGCGACGATCTATGTCAGGGGCGCCGACCGGCCGGACACGCTGCGGGGGGTCAGTTTGACGTACGCCGTGCTGGACGAGGTGGCGGACATTAAGCCGGAGGCGTGGGAACAGGTCATCCGGGCGAGCTTGTCGGACAAGAAGGGGCGCGGGCTGTTCATCGGCACGCCCAAGGGACGGAACTGGTTCCACGACCTGTACAAGTTGGGGCAGACGCAGAACGACAGCGACTGGAAGAGTTGGCACTTCACCACCAAGGACAACCCGCTAATCGACCCGACTGAGATCGAGTCGGCGAAAAAGACGCTGTCGACGTTTGCATTTAAGCAAGA